AGGCGCTTTCGAAGTTATCTTGATTCAAGATGTCGCCGGATCAAGCGGAAACACGGTTATAGATTCTAACGGGTTAGGAAACGTTACAGTATCTGACCAGTTTGTCGGTGGAACAGATGATGTCACCCCGAGAGCTGCTCCTGGGGTGGATTTTGCCGAGAGACCAACGATTATTGGCGAGGAACTCGGCGGTTCTCCAGTAGGTAGGGTGATCGATGAGAATGGAAAGCAAGAGTTTATCATCTTGTTGAATGGGCATATCTCTACAGACTCATATCCAAATGCTGTAACAGCCTCTTTCGATCCTCAAGCACCTAATTACTTTCCGAACATATTAAATACTGATCCTGCTTCTATACAAGAGGCAGGACACTATCTCTATGCTCACTACGATGTGTTTAGCAACTATGCTGTTCCATCAACTTCAGGTGATAGTAACCACTTTGTTTCTGCAACAACAAACGCAACAGGCCAGAGAGATGTGGCTATGTTGCTTCCAACAAAGGGAACTAGAAATACTTCTGCGGCCGGTGCCAACCCACCAAACGCTGAAAACTTCTCAGACCGTTATAGATCAGCAGAGTCTCCGATGGTTGTATCTCAGAAGTTTGGTGACTCACATCAAAACCTTTTCAAAGTTCACTCTTTAGATGATGGTGCTGCAGGAAGCAATGTCTATAAGATAACAATAGAGAACATCCGACAGTCTCAGTCAGATAAAGACCGCTATGGAAGGTTCGACTTGTTAGTAAGAAGTTTCTCAGATAGCGATAGAGAGCCAATGGTTTTAGAGAGGTTCTCTTCTCTTAGCTTAGACCCAAGATCTGATAGGTACATTTCTAGAGTTATAGGCGACCAGAGAATATTCTATGATTTTGACAAGCGCGCAGGAAGCCAGAAGCTTACTTTTGCTGGCAAGTTTAGAAACAACTCAAACTATATAAGAATAGAAGTTGCTGATGATGTAGACACAGGTGTAATGGACCCAACAGCTATTCCGTTTGGCTTTAGAGGATTACCGAAGTTAAACATCGATAACGCAGATACTTTCGAGCTCCCTGCGGGCGTTGGTGCAAACCTCGCTAATGATCCTCAAGACTCTCTAAAGGCTCCTCCGTCTCCATTCAGAAGAACAATCGGAATGGGGTCAGAACCAAAGAAGAGAGTTGATTCATCTTTGAATTGGGGTATTCAATTTGAAGCTGACGACGATGGCACTGAGCCTAACAAGAACAATCGCCACGCTAGTTCAATGAAGTCTCTCGGGCTCTACTTTCCTGACTTCGATCAGACTGGACAGAATGGCGGTCCTCTAGTTAGTAGGGCTGCAAGTACAGAAGTCGATGGATACAATAACAACTTATTCGCTCTAGAGAATATTCAGGTTATTACAAACGCCTCTGGCGATCCAGACTCTGCACAGTGGAGTCAGGCTGAGTATAGAAGAAACGCAACAATCGATCTTACTATAAAAGATATTGATGGCAACTCTGCTTCAGCTAAAACTAGGTTTGTAAACTCTACTTCGGACCTTAAACTAGGCTCAGTAAGAAAGTTCTTAAAGTTTAACTTTATGGTTGCTGGTGGTTTTGATGGTGTTAACATCTTTGATAAGGAGAAAGCAGCGCTTTCTGATACATCAGTTATGAGAGAAGTTCTTGATATAGACAAGCAGGGAGGAAAGAATGGACCAACCGCTGCATCTTACGCCAAGGCAATTGATGTATTGGCAGAGAGAAGCGATGTTGATATCCAACTTTTAGCTATTCCTGGAATCAGGCAGCCAATAGTTACTGACAGAGCAATCGATGCTGTTGAATCTCGGTTTGACGCTATGTACATAATGGATACCGTAGTTCTTGACTCTGAAAATGAAGTGGTAACTTCCGGTACTCAAAAAGTAAGTGTTACAAACACGGTGAATAACTTTAGTAACAGAGTTTTAGATACAAGTTTTGCCGCAGCATACTTTCCAGATTTGGTTCTATCAGATCCTTCTACTGGAACGAATGTTCAAGTACCACCGTCGGTAGCAGTTCTTGGAGCTTTCTCTCTGAATGATCGTTTAGCGCATCCATGGTTTGCTCCAGCAGGTTTTACTAGAGGTGCTCTTGGAAACATAACAGAGACTCAGGTTAAACTTAATAGAGATAACCTTGATTCTCTTTACGAGGCAGACATCAACCCAATCACTGCATTCCCTCACACGGAAGGTGTGGTAGTCTTCGGACAAAAGACTCTTCTTAGAACTCAAAGTTCTCTCGATAGAGTAAATGTCAGAAGACTTTTGATTGAATTGAGAAGAAGAGTTAGAAGAGTTGCAAACAACTTTATTTTCGAACCAAATAGAGAAGCGACTCTTGCAAGATTCTCAGCTCAGGTAAATCCAATCCTGAATCAGATTCAGCAGCAACAGGGTGTTGATAGATTCTTGGTTAAAATTGACACAACTACAACAACTCAGACCGATGTTGAAAATAACACGCTACGTGGAAAGATATTCTTGCAACCAACGCGTTCTGTAGAATTTATCTCGCTTGACTTTGTTATAACAAACGCAGGTGCAGAAATCTAATTTAGAGTATATTTAAAAGGAGATTAGGAGAAAAAAATGGCCGAAACACTAAACGTCTCAAGCATGTTACCAAATAAATTTGAGCCAAAGCGAAAGTTTAGATGGGTTTTTGCAATAGAGGGTATTGATGCATATCTTATAAAGACTGCAAGTCGCCCTACCATGAATACTGCAGGTATTGAAATTCCATTCATGAATTCGACCCGCTATATTGCTGGTAAGACTAAATTTGACGCTTTAAGCGTAACAATGCACGATCCAATTGCACCTTCAGGTGCCCAGCAGGTTATGGAGTGGGTAAGAACTCATTTTGAATCTGTATCAGGTAGAGCAGGTTATGCAGATTTCTACAAGAGAGATTGCCAGCTTAAACTACTAGATTCAGTTGGGACCGTTGTAGAGCTTTGGGATATGAAGGGCTGCTTCTTAGAGTCAGCTGGTTTTGGTGATTTAGATTATGGCTCTGAAGATCCTGCTGAAATATCTCTTACTATTAGATTCGATAACTGCGTACTCCAGTACTAATAATTAGTTATCTTCTTTTAAACTAAGCCAGAAGTCCCTTGTGCGACTTCTGGCTTTTTTATTTTACTCGTGCATTACGTATTATACATTTTAAAAGACACTTTGTGTTTTAAGGAGATTAATATATGAGTGAAAACGATAACCAAGAAGCAAGAAGAGAACTGTTTGGAGATGGTGGAACTGGAGGAATAAAAAGAAGTAGCGTCATGAAAGACGACTTCGGTTTTGATGTACCAGTAGAGTCTGTTCCATTACCATCTAAGGGCGTAATTTATGACGTAGATAGTCCTATGCACGGTAAAGAAACAGTTGAAATCAAAGCCATGACCGCTAAAGATGAGGATATTTTAACCTCTAGAGCTCTGATTAAAAAAGGAACCGTAATTTCTCACCTGCTGAAGTCTTGTTTAGTAGACAAATCAATAGACCCAGATGTTATGCTTTCTGGAGACAGAAATGCTATTATGACAGCGTTGAGAGTAACTGGGTATGGCCCTGAATATAAAGTAGAAGTCGATTGCCCTGCCTGCGGAGAGAGGTCTAAGCAGAATTTTGACTTGACAGACATGCCGATTTCTACTCTCGGAATTGATCCAATCTCTTTAGGAGCAAATGTTTTTGAGTTCAAGTTACCCTCGACTGGTCTTCCAATCAAGTTTAAGTTTTTGACTGGAGAAGATGAGAGAGAAATAATGCAGATGGCTGAACGTAGGAAGAAAAAAGGCATCTCTGCAGAGAACATGGTAACTCAAAGACTTGAGTATTCTATAATATCTGTCAATGGGATTACAGACAAGACTAAGATATCTATGTTTATTAAAAACATGCCAGCAAGAGATTCTCTAGCTCTCAGGCGTCATCTAGACAAACATGAGCCAGGAATAGATTTGTCAGGATGGATGGAGTGTCCTCATTGTACGGAAACTTCGGAGGTAAAGCTCCCTCTGGGAGCCTCGTTTTTTTGGCCTGACGCCTAATCATAAAGAGGTATTTTTAAACCATATATTCTTATTGATGTACTACATGGGATTTGGTTATCGTGAGTGCTACTTGCTTCCTGTGTGGCAGAGGATGTGGTTTATAGAGAGAATCAATAAAGAAATAAAAGAAACTAGCAAGAAAAATGGCGGTGAAGGTGCCCAGACTAGGGCAGCGCATCAAAATGATGCTCAAACTAGAGCTTTATTAGGTCGTCATCGTGCACAAGTACCGGCAAAATTGCGGAGATTTACATAGTTATTATCATGCTAAACGAAACTAAATGGAAATACTTCTTTTCTGACTGCGCTAAGTTTGTAATAGAGGAGGATCTTGATTTTAAGATCAATGGAGAAAAAGAACTAGCTACTGCCACCGCTCGAGTTTTAGCGTGTTCTAAAAAGCTATATGAATCTTTATGTTCAGAAGACGTAGATCTACATCAAGTAAAAAAGATATTGATAGAAAAGAAAAAAGCCTCTGAAAATTTCCTAAATAAGACCGGTCTAATTTGGCCTTTTTAATATCTTCCCCAGCATTTTTCTGTGCGTAATAATTAATCTTAGCAGATTAATTATTTTATGGAGGCAGCGTGTCTGACGATCTTGGAAAACAAGTTGAACTACAAGCACAACTTAACTCGCTGCTAGAGAAAAGAATAAAGCTTCAAAATCAATTAAACTCTGCTTGCGGCCAGCAGTGCGGCTACGCAGAAGAGATGAATAACGCCGCTAAAGAAGGCGCATCCAACACACAGCAACAAACAGCAAACATCAACGAACAAAGACAAGCTCAAGAAAAAGCAGCTAAGTCAGCAGGTAGTTTCTTTAGCCAGATTACTACAGGCCAGGCTGCTGCGGCAGGTGGAACTGTCGGCTTAATCCAGGGCTTTAAAGACATGGGAATAAGCATGAGTGGAATTGGTGGCTTATTAAAAAGCTTCACTGGTGGGCTTTTTAGCATCGGTAAAGCTATTTTAGCTATTCCATTTTCTCTGTTTGGTGGTCTAATATCTATGGCTAACAATGCCGCCCAAGCAGGGACTCAATTAAGGCAAGCGTTTGAAGACGTGCGAAAAGAATTTGGCGCACTAGACTCTGGTCCAGGTAAAAACATAGTTGAAGGGTTTAGAGACATGAGCTCTTCTGCGGGTAATCTCGCAGGCACAGGTTTGTCTGTTTCTAGAGTTTTTGGATACGGACCTGATGGCATGGCCAAGATGATGGGAGCCGTTTCTGACATCGCTAAAGGCCTGGGTCCTGCTATAAATTTATTAGGCGATGAGTTTGGCAAGTCAGCAGAACAGGCCGTTATGTTCTCTAAGGGTCTTGGTTTATCTGGTGAACAAATGGGTAAACTCATGAAAGACGCTGCCTTGTCTGGCAAGTCGCAATCAGATATGATGACTGAAGTTGGCAGTATGTCTTTGCAGATGGCTAGCAAGTTCGGCCTAAGTGCTAAAGATATAGGCAAAGACATAGCGGATATGACCGGTGACTTTGCCACTTTTGGTAATATGAGTGTCAAAGAGATGGGTGCAGCTTCAGCATTTGCTAGAAAACTCGGCATGGATATGAAAGACCTTAAGGGCGTCGTTGATAAATTTGACGACTTTGAGGGAGCAGCAGACAGTGTGTCTCAACTGAACCAAGCTTTCGGCATGCAGATCGACACAATGAAGATGATGAATGCTGAAAATCCTGCAGAACGCATCGACATGTTGAGAGAGTCTTTCTTTGCAGCTGGTAAATCTATAGAGAATATGACGCGTCAAGAGAAGAAACTCTTGATGGCGCAAACAGGATTAACTGAATCTGCCTTAAAGAACGCTTTCGCTGCTGAAAATCAAGGATTGTCTTACGAAGACTTTGCAGACGCTGCTGGAGATGCAGAAGAAAATCAACTTTCTCAAGAAGAGGTCATGCTTAAACTGGCTAAAGCTATTGAGAAGATAGCGGAGGCTGGCCAAAGCTTTTCAGGAATAGGCGACGCTTTCGGCAAAGGCTTTATGCACGCCATGTCTAAAGATAAAGACATGCGAGAGTTGATGGTTACTATTAGGGCGTTCTTAAAGGAAGTTTTTCACTTTGGTCAAATGGTTGGCAAAGTCTTTATGGACCTTATGCGTTCGACTGGCCTATTTGCAAACCTAAAAGATCTCTTTAATCCAGCTGATTTTAGAAAACTGTTTAAAGCTTTGAAAGAGCCTATCGAAGAGTTTGCTAAATATTTGATAACTGGAAAAGGAAATCCAGAAGAAATACTAAAAAAATTCTCTGACATCTTAATGAACTTTTTTGGAAGCAAGAAAGGCGCTCTCAGCGGAATTGGCGAAGCTTTAAAGCGGATGGCAGTAATGTTGGGCAAGGCTTTTGGAGCTATTATTGGTTTTATTTGGAGTCAAGTTAAAGACCCCCTGATGGATTTACTTGGTAAGATCCCTGGTCTGCTAGCAGAGTTTGCTGCCAATAATATTGGGCTAGTCTCTATGATAATAGGTGGGTGGCTAGCGATGGCATTTACAAAAGCTCTAGCAGGAGCAGCAATGGGCGCAGCTGCCAAAAAAGTTCTCGAGTGGATGTCTGGTAAAGTAGAGGAAGCAGCCCCTTCAGGTACGCCCGACACTCCAAAGATGACTGACGAAAATGTCGAAAGTATCAGTGGAATTAAAAAGATCGCTGAAGCACTAAAAGAAATAAATCTCAAAGACGTAGGAAAAGCTGCAGTTGCTCTCGTCATATTAGGTACAGGATTTGCCGCTTCGATGTACGTCTTTGCTCAAGGTATCAAGCTTTCTTACGATGTTCTAAAAGACGTTCCTGCAAAAGGGCTCTTAAAAGTCTTTGCGGCAGTAGCGCTATCAATACTCGCTATGATTCCTTTTGTTGC